CGGAAATCGCCGCGGCGGTCAAGATGGCGCTTGGGGCGGGCAACATGGACTTGAGTCGCGGTCGAGGCATTGGCGCCGGTGAGGCGCCATTGTCATCTTGGAAGCGAGAGCCCGGCGACCAGGTTGGGCATTACTGGCGAATATCGCGTCCAAAGAGCGGCAGAGACGTCAGATACACATGGTTTGATTCGAATTATTGGAAATCGTTTGTCCATGATCGTTTCTTGACTGCTCCCGGCGATAGCGGGGCGTTTACGCTTTGGGGTCAGTCCGAAGAAACGCATCGCATGTTTGCCGATCACGTGGCGGCAAGCGAGAGGGGGGAATTGACGATCAAGCCCAAGGGCAAGGCTATCGAGTGGAAAAAGCTTCCGGGAACCGATAACCACTTGCTCGATTGCCTCGTCGGCTGCTGTGTGGCCGCCTGTCGTTGTGGTTTGATGTTGACCGGCCAGGCAACACAGCAAAAAAGCCGAAAGCGTTATTCGCAATCTGACTTGAATAAACTCATGGGCAGGAGAGGATAAATGACAGAGCGTAAATCATGGAGCGGCATAAGTAACAATGGCCTTGAATGCCCACGATGCGGTTGCCGTCACTTTCTGACGGCCGAGACAGAACGCATTCCCAACGCTATCCGCCGCACCCGCGTCTGTCGCAACTGCCGTTGGTCAATTCGTACTCGCGAGACTATTCAGCAGCAGACATAAAGGCAACAAAAATCCATTTTTCTGAAAAAACACCCGTACATGTACGGGTGTTTTTTTTTGTTGCTGACATTGGCTCAAAAAACGGAATTTTAATTATAGAGGGGCGAATTTTGCGCGCTTGTTTTTGGTGAAGGAGGGCGTGGCGTTGGAAGAATATGACGACGGCATATATTGCAAGCACCCCATAGATGGCGACGACTGGAAGAATGATAAACAGCAAGACGACGAGGAGTAGCCAATGCCTGGCATCGACATCGAAACCAGTGCCAGTCAGCCTGCCAGCATGAGCGTTGATGGCCGTTCGGCAACGCAGCACAAGCTTACCGACCTGATCGAGGCCGAAAAGCATGTCGCCCGCAAGGCGGCTGCCCGCAATCCGATCAATTTCCTGACACGCATGCAGATTGTTTCTCCGGGGAGCTTTTAAGCCGATGGTTGATTGGGGCCGCATAAATCTCAAGCCCGCCGTTCGAAACACCGGTACGCTGCCGCGCGTTCGAGCACGGTATGATGCCGCTCAGAATACTCCCGAAACCCGTAAGCATTGGCAAAACGCCGACTATCTTGACGCCAAAGAGGCGAACTCGGCGTCTGTGCGAAACATTCTGCGAAGCCGCGCGCGATACCAGGTTCACCAGAATGATTCGTTGGCATCCGGCATTGTTTCGACGCTGGTCAACGACATCGTCGGCACCGGCCCGCGACTGCAAATAATCTCAGACGACAGCGTTATGTCGCAGGAAATCGAAAGGCGGTGGCGAGCCTGGGCGGAAAGCGTAGACTTGGCAACCACGCTGCGGACGGCTTGCACCGCCAAGATTGTTGACGGTGAAGCGTTCGGCATGTTTATCAACCGTCCTGCTGCTGACAACCCAGTAACGTTGGACATTCGACTGGTTGAAGCCGACCAGATTGCTACCCCCTCAATGGTATCGCTTGGTTCCGGCAGCGTCGATGGTCTCGTGCTTGACGATCTTGGTTATGTAACGGCCTATCACATGCTCGACGAACATCCCGGCGGAGTGCTGTCAAGCGGCGGCAGTTATAGCGTTATACCGGCACCGGTAATGCTGCACTGGTTCCGTCAGTTACGGCCCGGTCAGTATCGCGGCATTCCTGAGATTACGACCGCCCTGCCTCTTTTTGCGCAATTGAGCGAGTATACCCAGAGCGTTATATCAGCCGCCCGTAGCGCCGCTGACATGGCCGTCTACATGAAGACCAACAATCCGGCGATAGAGGTTACCGAGGTTGACCCCGGCACGGAAATTGAAATCAGTCGCGGCTCAATGATCTTCGGCCCCGAGGGCTGGGAGCCGGTGCAAATGAAGTCCGAGCAGCCGACGACCACATACGAGATGTTCAAAAGCGAGATTCTTAATCAAATCGCCCGCTGCCTGAATATGCCGTACAACATCGCGGCTTGCAATTCCAAAAAATACAACTACGCCTCCGGCCGCTTGGATCATCAAACATATTTCCGTAGCATTGATGTTACTCGTGATCATATGAGAACTGCGGTTTTGAATCGCGTCTTTCGACGCTGGTTCAAAGACGCCCTGGCGGTGCCCGGCCTCCTGCCTTATGGCGCGGAAAACAGCATCAAGGAGATTCATTGGTTCTGGAATGGCCGCGAGCACGTTGACCCCGCCAAAGAAGCAAACGCCCAAGCATCCCGCCTTGCAAGCATGACCACCACGCTAGCGGCCGAGTATGCCGTGCAGGGCAAGGACTGGGAAACAGAATTGCGCCAACTGGCCAAAGAAAAGAAGCTCATGGCGGAACTTGGCCTGCAAGTTATGTCGCAGCCTCATCAGGCCGCGCGGCCAGAAGACAACGAAGAAGACGAGGAGCAAGACGATGAGTGAAGAACTTAAAAGTATGTCGTTGGATGCAACAGTAAGGCTCGACGTCGCGGCTAAGGCCGTCGAGGGCCAGGAGCAGAAGCGCCCGACTTTTGAAATTGACGCCTACAACGGCGGGGCAATGAAGGTCGGTTATTGGGGTAGCCCGGTGGCCATTGATACGGCCGGACTGCAAGCCGACGACGACCTGACCATTCTGCTCGATCACGATTCAACGCAGATTGTCGGGCAGGGCCGGGCCACGATTGCCGACGGCAAGGTCACAGTCAAGGGCACAATTACCGGCGACTTCACCGACAAAGCCGATCCCGCCGGCAAGGTGGCCATGCAGGCTAAGGGCGGCTTCAAGTGGAAAGCGTCAGTCGGCGTTGATCCGGTTAAGTACGAGCGGGTCGATGCTGGCGCAACAGCAAGTGTAAACGGCCAGGAAATGACCGGGCCGTTGTATGTCATTCGGGCCGGGCGACTGGCCGAGGTTTCTTTCGTGTCAATTGGTGCCGACAAAACCGCATCCGCGCGAGTAGCGGCCAAACTACAGAAGGAGCAAACCATGAGCGAAGAGCAGAAAAAGGTTGAGGCCGGCGCGGGCAACGAGCCGGAGAAAAAGGTTAATGTCGCCATGAAAACGGTAGACGGCGAGATTCAGGAGCGTAAGCGGCAGGAGGCCATTGAGGCCAAGGCCGCAGAGCTGATTGCCGGTCAGTCCATCACCGTAATGGAGCAGGTGCGCGACATCGCCGCTCAGTGCGTTGAAGACAATTGCTCGGTGAACGATGCAGAGGTCAAGATGCTCCGGGCCATGCAGCCGAAGAAGGTCAACATCATCAGCCGCTCGCGGAACGACAAAGACACTCCTGAAGTGCTGGCGGCCGCCATGTTGCTGGCGTGCGGCGTCAACGCCGACAAGCTGGCCAAAGACCGCGATATCGGCGAGCAGGCCGTTGAGGCAGGTTACAAGAAGCGCGACATGACGATTCATGGCCTGATTGCCGCTGCGTTGCGGGCCGACGGCGTCGAGGCCCCGCATGGCGGGCCTGCCATTTTCCGCGCGGCCGTTGAGCATGGCGTGCGAGCGGGCTTCTCGACCATCAATCTGCCGGGCATCATCGGCACGGTTGGCAACAAGCTCCTGCTTGACGCCTTCAACAGCGTGCAGGTGACATACGAGACCTTGGCGCAGCAGTCAAGTTACGCCAACTTCTTGACCTATACGCAGTATCGCCTGAATCATGACGGGCAATTCAGTCGCGTGGCTGAGGATGGCGAGTTGAAACACGGCAGCCTGTCCGAGACCAGCTATACAAACAAGCTGGAAACCGAAGGCACGATGCTGACGCTTACCCGCCAGGCTATCGTCAACGACGACATGAACGCTTTTCAGCAGCTTTACGGCGGCATGGGCAAGGTTGCCCGCATGGCCGTGGAGAAGGCGTTCATCGAAGCCGTGATGGAATCATCCGATTCGTTCTACACCGCCGCTCAGGGCAACCTTTTGTCTTCGACCGACCTGAGCGTTGCCGGTCTTGGTGCGGCCGAGGCGGCCATGATGGGCATGGTTGACAGTGCCGGTAACCCCATCTTCGCCACACCGAAGTACCTTCTCGTTCCTGCTGGCTCGATGTATCGCGCCCGCCAGCTGTTCACCAGCGCGACTGTCGTTGAAGCCGCAACCGCTGGCGAGCCGCAGGGCGTTAACAACCCGTATCAGGGCGTCTTCCAGCCTTACACCAGTCCGTTCATGACGGCCTCAGCTCTTGATGGCCACAGCACGTCAACATGGTACGTCCTGAGCGATCCGAACCTGCTTCCGGCTTTCCAGGTGGCATACCTGAATGGCAACCGCCAGCCGACGATTGAGACGGCCGACGCCGCCTTCAATACCCTTGGCTTGCAAATGCGGTGCTTCTTCGACTTCGGCGTTGCCCAGGTCGATTACCGCGGAGCCGTAAAGGTCACTGTCTGATCTTTGACAACGTGACGATAGCCCCCGGCCGCAAGGCGTGGTCGGGGGCTGATCAAGAATAACCAAAAACGAATCTTGGATTCGAGGAGAACAACACAATGGCAAATTCACACAAGAATTATCAGGACGGCGTTGAAATAAAGTACACGCCCTCCAGTGCGGTTACTGCTGGCAATCTCATTCAGCTGAACAGCAACATTGTCGGCCTGGCCAATAGTGCTATTGCCGCTGATGTTGAAGGCACGTTGATGATACAGGGCGTCATTCAGGGCCCGTTCGTCGGCGGCCTGGTCGGTAATCCTGGCGATAACGTCTGGTGGGACGCGAATGGTACGCCTTACGGCGGCTCGGCAGACGGTGCTTTGACTCTTGATGCCACCGTCGGTGATTTTTGGGTCGGTACGCTGACCGAGGCGACTTCGGCGACAGGCGCGACGTGCCGCGTTGCACTGAACGTTCAGAACCCGAATCTGCCCGCATGGGTCAACCGCTCACACATCAAGACCGCCATTGACCTGACGGCAGTTGAAGCCACTCATTCCGGCGGTGTTATTCACGTTACGGCCGACGCCAAGACGGTCACCCTGCCCGTCGGCGTTGTCGGCATGGAATACATCATCGTCAACGATGTGGCCGACGCCGGCGCTGCGATATCGGTGACCTTGAATGGAACGGAAATTTGCCGTGGCGCGAACCTGACGATTGCCAACGGCGAGACCGCCACGAACACCAAGGCGACCGCGAACCGCGGCGATTATCTGCATCTGGTCTGCACCGTTGCGGCCACTGCGTGGCGGTGTGTCGAGAAGCGCGGCATCTGGGCTGTGGCGTAACCAATCCCCGCTTGAAGGGCGCTGAACGATGTCCGATTTGCTTGAAACGGCCAATACATGGTTGAGTGATGTGATGCAGGCTCACGCCGGGGCAACGATCACTTATACGCGCGGCGATACGGAGTTGTCGCTCACTGCAACCATTGGCGAAACAGCAACAGAACAATCGGACGCGTTCGGCGCCCAGTTGTATGGCGCTACCTGTGATTTCATTGTTGTTGCAGCAGACATGGTTGCGAACGGCCAACAGATAGTACCGGCCGACGGCGACAGGATCACGGTTGGAGCGGTGACATACGAGGTTAATTTGGGCGGCAATCTTGACCCATGGCGTTGGGGCGATCCGTACCAGAAAACTATACGCATACATACGCGGCGGCTCACGCCGGCGGAGGGGTAACAGATGGATAAGAAGAAAACAATTGATGTGCCCATGCCTGAGTGGGCTGACGGGCTTATCAGGCGAGCGCTGGCCGAGCACATCAACAACTGCCCCGTTGCTCCTCGCGTTCAGCGGATGGAGATAAAGTTTGCGGCGTTGGTTGGCTGGATGGTTGGCAGTGGCTTGATTGGCGGTATGGCGGGCGCGGCGATAGTTGGCAAATTGATGGGAGGTGCGTAAGTAATGGCGCGAAGAACGAGAAACCCTGATAGTGACCGCTTTGTTGATGATACCGGGGCCATGATTGTGGCGTCTCAACCGCTCTCTCGACTTGTTGGCCCGACAAAGGTGTCGGTTGACACTGCGAGCAAAACGCTTGCCGAGCTTGGACTGACGCTGAATGCTTCGACCAAGGGGCTGAGAATCATAACGCCGACGGCGGGCATTTACTGGAACTATGGCACGGCTACGACCAATAGCTGCCCGCTGCTTACTGGCACGAATGAAACGGCCGGCGAAAACTCTGCATTGCTGACACTTGAGTTTATCGTCTCAACCGGCACTGTGGATATGTGGGTAGAGGAGCTTGGCTGATGCGAAACACTCCTGACCTGAGCATTGTAGAGGCATCTGGCCGCGACTCCGTCGCCCTGGCCGCGACGCCCCCCGTGGCTACCGGCGGCGATGCGGCGACGATTGCGGGGCTGATTGAGGTGCAGGCGGCTCGCGCAGCGCAGCCCG